CAAGGAGCAGCCCCGCCCGGAGTTCCACTTCCCCATCGAGGAATGGAAGGCGCGCAACCCGCACCAGTTCCGCCAGGACAACCCGAACAGCTCCGGCCTGGTTGTCGGCTACGGCGACCTGCTGCTGAGCGAGTATTCGCCCTGCCTTGAGCTGCTGGACAAGCTGGCCGCCGCCGGCCACTGCGTCGACGGCGCCTACTACGAGTTCCGCAGCTACCAGAACATGCTGCGCCAGATGGACATCACAGTCCGCCTGATGGCCGGGAGCATCAAGAGCGCCTTCGACAACTTCGAGGGCGACCGTCGGCGGTTGCAGGTGTACCCGGAAGTGAAGGGTCGTGCGGTCGCCTAGCCGCACCTAAGCCTCAAGTCGAATGCCAGTGCCCAGTCTAGAGCTGGGCATTGGTGCTGGCGATTTGGTAGCCTCGCGCCTCTTTCGGAGAGGGATGGCTATGAAGAAGATGGTGGTTGGCGCTGTTGTGTTTCTGGCTTCGACTCAGGCGTCGGCAGGCTGGATAAGCGACCCTAGAGAGCTAGATAGATGCGCAAAAAAAATATTATCTGGGGTTGAGTTCAACAGATATAGGGATTGGCCGGAAATTTGTAATGATTTCGAGTTCGATGGGTCATTGCAAAAAAGAGTTCCAGAATTAAAGTTATTAATTGAAAAGTCAAACAGCACAAATAAAGAAAAAAAATTAATAATTTCTGGAAAGACTTGGATAGGCGCAACATCCGAGCAGGCTGAGCTGGGATGGGGAAGGCCTGACAGGATCAACAGAACAACCACTGCTTACGGAACAGAGGAGCAGTGGGTCTATGGCTCAAGTTACCTCTACCTAACAGATGGCCGCGTCACTGCAATTCAAAACTGAATGATGCATTCGAAACCCCGCTCCGGCGGGGTTTTTCATTTCTGCCCTTCGGGCAACCCCTAAAAACGCAGCCTAGGCCCGTACAGCCGAACGACAGGTGTTTCTCGCCGCCTGTCCCGGCTGCGTTTCTATTTGTCCCGCGAGAGAGGTATTCAGCATGGGCGAGAATGTCGGAACGATCTATTACACCGTTGAAGCGGAAACAGCCGCTTTGCTGAATGCCGAAAAGGCGGTGTCCAAGTCCATGGGCAACATGGCCGGCGAAATGACCAAGGCCGACAAGGCCGCCGACCAGCTCAACGCGACCATGACCGGGCTGTCGCGCGCCATTAAGGCCGTGATCGCCGCCGCTGCGCTGCGCGAAATGGCCGGCATGGTGCAGAAGTACCAGGAAATGGCCGAGCGCGTGCAGATGGCCACGTCCAGCCAGGCCGAGTACGAGATGGTGCAACAGCGCCTGCTGGCGACCGCCAACGGCACCTATCGCTCACTGGAGGAGGCGCAGGAACTGTATATCCGCACGGCGGACAGCCTGCGCAGCATGGGTTACAGCACGGAGCAGGCGCTGGATGTCACCGACTCGATGTCCTATGCGTTCGTGAAGAACGCCACCAGCGCCGACCGGGCCGAGGCGGCGATCAGCCAGTTCTCCAAGGCGATGAACACCGGCAAGGTCTCGGCTGATCAGTGGGAGACGATCAGCTCGGCCATTCCATCCGTCATCAACGACATCGCCAAGGCAACCGGGAAGACCGGTGCCGAGATCCGCAAGCTGGGCGCAGAGGGCAAGCTGACTGCCGCGCAATTGTCCGAGGGGCTACGCAAGTCGCTGGAGGAGAACGAGAAGGCCGCCGCGGCAATGGCCAACAACTTGACCGATGCTGGCGTTCGTGCGCGAACCGCGATCACCGCTGTCCTGGTTGCCATGGAAGAGCGCTCTGGCGCTCTGCAGGCATTTACCAACGGCATCATCAAGGCATCTGAGGCTGTGCTGAGCCTGGCCGGCGACGGCGAGGCGATGGAAGCCATCATGGATGGCATGACCATGGCTGGTACCGCCCTGGCGTCCCTGATTGCGGGGCGACTGATCGCCGGGTTCTTGGGGCTTGCTGTAGCGCAGGTCCGCTCCGCGTCCGCCATGGGCGTTGCCGCTTTTGCCGCGAACAAGCTGCGCACCGCCATGGCATTCCTTACAGGCCCGGCAGGTCTAACGATCCTCGCCGCAACCGCGCTGTACACGCTCGCCAGAGGGGCTGGCGATGCAAAAGAGCCGGTAGACGCCCTTGCCGGGGCGGTGGACGAGCTGAGCAACGCCACGATTCGGCTTCAGACAATCGCTGCGAAGAAGCAGCTTGCCGACCTGGAGGAACAGGCAAGAAAGCTGAGCAGGTCCGTGCTTCACACCCGCGAAGCCATGGACAGCCTGATGACCATGCCTAATCAGGAAAATCTTGATCACCTGGAGGAGATGGAAGCTCAGCTTCAGAAGAACCAGGAGGAAGCGCAGACGCTTACTGAGCGACTCAAGGAGCTGGCAGGCGAGCGCGACCGACGCGCAAAAGGAGGGAAGCCGGCAACGCCAGGCACTCCGCCGGATCTGAATGCCCCTTCGGCGAAGGATACTGATGCAATCAAGAAGCAGATCGACGCATTGTGGGAGCAAGCTGACGCTTATCACGCCACGGCTGCCGAGATTGCTCTGTTCAAGTTGCAGCAGGCCGGCGCTGACGATGCACAAATGCGCTCTGCCGCCTCCGCCCTCGCGCTGATCGAGGCAAACGAGCAACTGCTGAAGTCCGAAGAAGAGCTGAACAAGCAGAAGGAAAGGTTTGGTGACGACCCAGACCGGTACATCCGCGGCGATTCCGGCCCGCTGTCCGGGGGCGCGTTCGATACGCAGTCCGCCAGGTACGCAGCGGAAGCAGATGCTGAGCGTCAGCGCTACGCAGATCAGCTGACCAGGCTTCAGGAGGCCAGGCGCCTCCAGATCCAGACCAAGCAGGAATACGACGCGCTCGAAGAGCAGATGGCGGCCGAGCACCAGTCGCGCATGAATCAGATCGCAGTGGCTGGCGCCACGTCGACTCTGAACAACGCGTCGAACATGTTCAGCTCCATGGCAGAGCTGTACAAGAACGCCGAGGGCGAGCAATCGCGCAGCTACAAGAACATGTTCGCGCTCTCGCAGGTCTTCGCGATCGCAAGTGCCGGCATGAATCTCTCGCTTGCAATGGCGCAGGCATTGGCGGACCCGTCCGCCGTGACCCTCCCGCAGAAATTGGCGAACTACGCGGCTGTCGGCGCAGCCGGCGCAGGGCTGATCGCGCAGATCGGGTCTGCTGCATTCGCCGGGCGGCAATACGGCGGCCCGGTAGCGGCCGGCAGTATGTACCGCATCAACGAAACCGGCGCACCGGAGGTGTTCAACGCCGCCAACGGGAGACAGTACATGCTGCCGAACCAGCGTGGTGAGGTCGTGAGCAACGCCGAGGCCGGCAGGCAGTCGATGCCGAACATCCAGGTCATCAACAACGGGCCTCCGGTGAGCGTCAGGCAGGAACTCAGCGGCGGACAGATCAAGCTGATCCTGGATATGGCCGAGGACCGCATAGCTGGAAGCATTTCCGGCGATAGGAAGGTTGGCAAGGCGGCGCAGCGCGCCTTCGGGCTGGGAAGGGCTGGACGATGATTGAGTACCCACAGGGCTTGCCCTATCCGTTGCGCGACGGCCTGTCGCTGCAAACGGTAGACCCCGCGCTGCGCACGCAGATGCAGAGCGGTTTTACTAGGCAGCGCCGGCAGTACACCAGCACTCCGACCATGGCGCAGGTGTCATGGCATCTGACCGAGCAGCAGGCTGTGCTGTTCGAGGCATGGTTCGAGGAGGTGCTCGTTTCCGGCTCGCTCCAGTTCGAGTGCCCCATGAAGACGCCGATGGGCGCGCGGGAATACATCGCGCGGTTCGCCGGCATGTACAGCGGGCCGGCCCTGGTTCCACACAACCGCTGGCGAATCTCGGCGACTCTTGAGCTTCGCGAGCGACCGATCTTGCGCGGCGGCTGGGCGCTTTACGCCCCCGACTACATCCTCGGCGCCGACCTGCTCGATATCGCCATGAACGAGAAGTGGCCACGCGCATGACCATCCTGAATCGACTCTACGCCAGCAGCGGTAGCGAGGTGATTCTGCGCACGCTAGAGGTGAACGACGGCGTGACGCGGCACCTGCTGGTCGGTGGCTGGGAGGACGTCACGGCGCGCCTGGAGACGGGCGAGGACGTGACGTTCACCGCCTGCGGACTTGACGTGGCGCTGCCGACCAGGAACGCGGACGGAACGCAGGATCTGACCTTCACCGTGTGCAACATCACCGGCGAGATCAGCGCCTACGTCCGCGAGCTGCTGGCGTCTGGCAGGCAGTGCGAGATCGTTGCGCGCACCTACGTCAGCACCGACCTGCTGGCGCCGGCCGAGCCGCCGCAGCGCTACAAGCTCAAGGGCGGCAGCTGGACCAGCACGGAAGCAAGCCTTACCGCCGGCTATTTCAACCTGCTCGAAACCGCCTGGCCGCGCAACTTCTACACCCCCGACATTTTCCCTGGCACTCGCTACCTATGACCGACCTGACCAAATACCTCGACGGCATCTGGGTCGAGGGCGGCCGCGCGTGGCCGGAAATCGACTGCTACGGCCTGGTGCTGGAAGTGCGTCGAGACATGGGGCTGCCGGCCTGGCCGGAATGGGGCGAGGCACGCCAGGGCGATTCGATGCAGTCGGCCGGGCAGGAGATCGCCGACAGATTCGAGCGCTGCGCGCCTGAGCCTGGTGCGGTCGCGCTGTGCTACCGCGGCAGCATGCTCACGCATGTCGGCGTGGTCGTTGAAGTGGATGGGCTGCTGCAGGTCCTGGAGTGCAACGCCGGCAGCAATGTACGGCTGACGCCATTGCCACGCTTTGCGCGGCGCTTCGTCCGAGTGGAGTTCTACCGATGATCCGCATCTACCCGTCGCGCCTGCCGGGCGAGCCGCTGGAAACGCACGAGCTCGAGCGCGAGACGACGCTGGCCGGCTGGCTGGCGGCCCATGTTCGAGGCTGGAAAAAGGATCGGCAGCACCCGATCACCATCGACGTGGACGGCGTGACCGTGCCGCCGGAGCGCTGGGCGCAGATCAAGATCAACGCCGACAGCGACGTGCGCGTCTATCCGGTGCCGCATGGCGATATTGGGTTCCTTGACATATTCCTGCCCGGCATCTCGCTGCAACTGCGCGCCTTCGACGCGATCAAGGGCCTGTTCGAGCTGCCGCGGGGCCCGCGCACGCCAGGCGCTGGCAGGCAGCTTGGCGACTCTGCGTCTTCTGGTAACGCGGCGCGCCCTGGCGGTGTGGTGCGCGAAATCCTTGGACAATGCAGAATCTATCCTGACCTTATTTCTCCGCAGGTTTCCCGTTTTGTAAACAGGCGAACCATGGAGACGCGCTCGCTGATGTGCGTTAGCGCTGGAGAGTATTCGATACTTGCTGGCACAGTTCGCGTTGGCAGCACGCCTTTTCAGAGCCTCGGTGCCGACGCAGCATTCCGCATCTATGAGCCGGGCGAATCTCTGTCAGGAGACGTTTCCGCCGAGCACTGGTATCCGTGCGCCGAGGTTGGCGCAACCGGCGGCGGAACCTCTGGCCTGGATCTCGGATCGGTAGAGACGGCCGGCGAGGCGCCGACCACTGATGCGCTTTATGTCAGCGGGAAAACGCTGACGCTGGTTGGCGCTGGTGCCGAGTTTCCAGCCTCGTGGACCGCGGGTGCCGACGTCATTATCCGCACCCAGGACAACTACACGGTCACGCAGTCAGGCCCCCGATCTCGGGTCAGTGGTGACTTCACGGAC